ATCTCACTGGACTTATGATTCGCTTGGCTTCCCCTCCGCACGATCCGCACCGGAAGGTATCGTCGCGGTTACCAAACTCCTCATGTACTTCGCCGCAGTCGCGGCATCGGACGTCAATGATCTTACGCATCGTCGTCCTCCTGTTGGGCTTCTGCGACTAGCAGGGCATTCTCGTAGCCAGCCAGTTGCCGCAGTGTAAGTAATCTACCCCGCATCTGCCAGAACTCCTCAGTGGTGTTGCAGGAGTCTAGTGTGCAGGTCGTGATCGCTTCGTCCAGTTCCTCTTGGAAGGTCTTCCAACCATCCGACATGAACATCTGACGTGCGTTGTCGAAGTAGCGGTCAGTCATTCTTCACCGCCTTCTTCTTGCTTTCAAGGGACTCTAGGCGCTTCTCTAGCTCCGCAGTCTTATCCATCAGCAACTGAAGGTACTTGGTAGTCGAGCCGACCAGCTCGTCGAACTTATCTTGGGTAACAGGTGTGTGCATGGTTATCTCCTTGAGGCCATGTGGTTAGAGCGCCGAGGCCGAAGCCCCAGCGCCATTAGCTTTATGCAAGACTCCTCGGGAACTTCTGGAAGAAGTCCTCGAACAGCGGGTTGAACGCGTCCTTGGTGGCTTGGTCTACGCTTGACGCGTTGAAGCGCGTGTAGGCGATGCTCAAGCTACCAGCAGACAGGGCGTGTGACGTAGGCTCCAGCGCGGTGAACAGTGCGTCGGCGTCCGAGATGCTCAAGGCAGACTGTGCCGCCATGAACTGAGCGCGGATGTACTGAGCGCATTCCTGCTCCTTGGCAATGAAGTCTACGGTGTTGGTCCCACCATTGAACAGCTCGGTCTGCGTAGCGACCTTGGCTTCCCCGGAGTCCAGCTCCGTTACAGATGCGCCTGCTGGAGCCGTTCCGTTCTCAGGCATCTTGACGAGTATGTAGTTACCGTTGACTATCTCGCCTCCGAACAGAGCCGGGGAACCAGCGATGGTCCCCGAGGCTACCTGTACGCCAGTGCCGAGCGTAGCTACGTTGCGTACTACAAAGAATCTATTCATTACACACGCTCCACGAAGTTAGCTGTTGTGCCGTTGACGAGCGTGCCAGTTACGACAGCGTTCTCGCCAGTGATGTTGGGGTAAGTGTCCTCGCCCATCGTGACGAAGTCGGTCAGCTTCGTACCCGCGAAGGAGTACAGAGCGAAGTCGTCAGAGGCGAAGAACTCAGCCAGCTCAGCATCGGTGAGGCCAGAGCCTGAGCACACCATCAGGTTGTCCACAGACGTGTTCCAGTTAGGAACCGCACCAACCGCTGAGGAGGTCGTAGCGTTACCGATGGTCAGGCTGTTAGGCGTGCCGGTGGTTACGCCGCCAGTACCCAGAGTAGCTTGGTGCTTCAGTACGCCGTTCCACCAGAGCTGTACCTTGGTGCCGTTAGCGCGGAAGGCAATCTTATCGCCAGCCTGTACGCCCGTCATGTATGACGCAGTGTTCCAGCTCAGCGCACCCGCTCCGTTACCGAACGTGCTGTGTAGCCCGCCGTTGTAGAGGACGTGGCTGTTAGAACCAGACTGTACCGTGGACAGCTTGTCGCTGTTGCCAGCGTATCCCGCGTCAACGGTGAAGCCCAACGTCCACTCAGCGCCTGCTGACAGGTCGAAGCAGTTGCCCGTGCCGGTCAGGTTGATGTAGTCGTTCACGCCGTCCAGCGTTACGTAGTGCGTGTCGCCAGCCGCAGGGGCCAGAGCGCCTACGCTAGACAGGATGAACTGTACGTCAGAGTTGTTCAGCTCGTAGCCCAGAGCGCTTACGACGAACTCGTAGCGTCCTGCCTCGTAGCCTGTAGACGTGCTGAAGTTAGCGAACAATACTTCCTCAGAAGGGTCTTGGGTACCGACAGATGAGACAGGATCGAGCGTACACTCAACGCGAGGTAGCGTCGGGAAGTCACCTGTGTCTACGCCCCAGTGCAGGAAGATCGTCTGGCCGATGTAGGCCGTCAGATCTAAACCAGCGGGGATGTATACTAAGCGGCTCTTGTACCAGCTAGCCGCATCGCCTGAGCCCGTAGGCTTAGTGTAGACAGCGAAGAACGGACCACCCTTGGCACGTACATCAATCACAGCGTACTGAGCGGTGAAGTTGGTCAGCGTCATGTTGACCGCAGGGTTGCTGTTAGAAGCGTAGTACCAGTTGATCTTGTCGCTGATGTTGTTGCTGTTCTTGTAGTACCAGCCTGCCGTCTGCCCAGTAGGGTCAGCCAGCGGGGCCGTGCCGTCTGCGGGGACAAGCGTGTTGGACGCCAGCAGGGTGGTTACCCCGCCGTCGAACGAACCGTCGATGAGTTGTTGCAGTACAGACTGGCTAGCGCCAATGGCGAGCCAAGAGCCTGCGCTCTCGTTCCAAGCGTAGAGCTGTTGCTCGTCTACGACGATAGCCAAGTCCCGTGTCTTTGGAGTGGCAATGGATGCCAGTTGTGCCGCAGAGGCTACAACAGCCCGTACAGCTCCCGTGTCTTGTAGCTCACCGAGCGCGTCACGGACCTCTTGGTTCATGTACCCGTAGTAGCCACGCTCGTATGTAGACAGATCAAGTGTCATTCAGTGGGTTCCTGTGTTTGAGGAGCTTCAGCCGACAACCGACGCACCAGCTCGGCTTCCGCCTTCGCCTTCGCCATCTCCATGCCTTGACGCTCCTTAGATTCTAGCTCTCGTTCCTTGAGAAGCAATTCGCTTAACTTTATTCTCTTCTCGAAGTCATCGTCTACTTTCCCGTCGTTGTTCTGATCGGAATACTTGAGCGTGACTTCTTGAGGAGCAAGTTGAGCTTCGACGTTGTACTTCTGCGCTCTGCTCTGGCTCTCGGCCGCTTGTGCGTTGAGCAACTGAACCTGACCCTGAGTAATAGCCATCTGCATCTGCTGGGCCTGCTGTGCCGCCTGTTGTGCGGCTGGGTCTGGCTGACTGCCTGCTTCGATAGCGGCAATCAACTCCTCGCGGTTCGTGACGTTGAGGTGGTCGATGATGCCCTTCACAATCGCGCCGTGTGCTGGTGACTCGGGCGGGATGACTTGAAGGATCTGCGACAACTGGCTCACCTCGTACTCGCGGGCCATAGCGCCCAGTGACGAGAACGGGATGAAGTTGTAATCACCGATGGGGTATTCTTCGGGGTTGAACTGCATGTACCGGAACGCCGCCTTGCGGACGAACGGGATCAGGAAGTTCTCTTGGAAGTTTACCAACGTGCGCTTCTGGCGCTTGACGATGCCGCCTTGGGACATAGACATGCCTGCGGCTGTGACATCGTTCTGTACTTGTGGCATTGAACCATCCGACGCACCCGTCGCTTGACTTACCATCTGCTGTAGGGCCGCGCCCTGCTGGAAGGTGATGGCGTTCAGTTGGCCAAAGTTGAACGGCATAATGCTCTCTTGCGGAGCGCCGTTAGTTAGGAGCATTCGCCCCGGTCTCACTTCTAGCTTGTGGCCTCGTGGTATTCGGGTGGCGTCTACTGCCATCATTGGGTGGGTAGTAAGGGCGAGGGCGTCGATGCGTGCGCGAAGCTCCGCGTCTAGTGCCTTCTGACTCATGTACCCTTTCTCGCATACGCCGCGTCCCCAAAAGATGTTAGGTACAACGTCCCACTGGAATGCAACGACCGGACGGTCTTGGCACATGTAGGGGTTGGGTATAGCCTTCAGGACTTCGCCTTCGTTAGCGATGACGACCACTGCTTCAACGAGGGAGCCGGGTTCGTCGATGTCGTCCTCGTCCACTCCTTCTGCAATGAGGTAGTCGCGGGGTACTTTGCCGTAATACTTGGTGAGGCGTACACGTCCCTTGGGTCGGCTGTCCACTTCCGAGTCGAACTCGATCTCTTCATCTGAGGCGGCCTCTCCAATGTGCGCGTCGTCTCTGTATACGCCCTGCTCCTGTAACTCCTCGACGATGTGTCGGGATACATACTCGTCAATCGCTACACCCAGAGCCGTGTCCACAGAGGAGGCGGTAGGGTCGATCAGGAAGTTCTTGGGCTGTACAGGGTTCAGCTTCACCAGCGGGCGGTAGGACTCGTTGACACCTACGGCCTGCATGGCTCCGTCCATCATGGGCTGAGTAGCAGGCTTGTACACCTTCTGCTCTTCAATCGTGATCTCGGCAATGCCTGTCCCGTAGACGGCGGCGTTGATGAGTACCTCGGCTACAGAGCTACGGACGCGGGCGTGGTGGAAGTCCTCATGGAGCTTCTTACGCAGGAAGACCATATCCCCGGTCTGCTGGTCCGCGACGTCATCACGTACGTCAAAGATCTTGCCACGACCAAACGTAGCTTCCTCGACCTCTGCGACGTTAGACTCAACTGCTTGGGCCAGAGCTGGAGCAATCAACCGGCTACGCTCAGACTCTCGCTCGGAGTCGTCCTGCGCCCACTGGTTCCGGAAGAGTCTGTAATACTCCTCGAACTTCTGGCTGTAGTTGCTCTCGAAGTGGTCACGCCAATCGTTGCACTTGTCCATGACCCACTCGGCGAGGACGCCGTCGTAGCTAACCTCTCCGTCAAACTCATGCTCGAATATCTTATCGTCCATTAGTAACCTGCTATTGCGTCTATGGGTTCGTAGTCGTCCTCTAGCTCTAGATCGCTAGCGTACGGCACGATTGCCATCTGGTCAATGTAAGCCAATGCGTCGAGTAAGTCGTCATGCACTAGCTGGCTAGGGAATGCGGAGGCTTCGTCAACAAACGTGACGTTCCACTCGCCCTTCTTCAGTCGTATCTTCCGATGCTCAAACCTACCCTGCAGAGCCCACAGGATCCTATCCTGCTTCTTCTGGTTACCGTGGCTGAGGAGTTCAATACGGAACACTCTGTGAGTGCGACGCATGACGTCTTGCAGAGGGTTCATCACCGCCTGCTGGGCTATGCCCTTCTCAATGCCTACGCTTATGGGCTTGTACTTGTTCACCGCGTCGAAGATCTTCTGGGCCGTTTCGTCTAACGTCCATCGACCATACTGTATATCCTCAACGTACCACGTCCCCGCATCATCCACGAAGACGACCGCCATTGCGCTGTTGTCCCTGCGCTTGGTCTTGTTGCCCCTGTCCGACTCAAAGCCAGCCAAGTCAACGGCGACGTAGTAGTCCCCGCCTGCCCCTTCGGGCCTTCTCTCGTAGTACTCAAACTCTTCAGCATCGAAGAACTCGCTACCCTTGGCATCGAACGACGCCTCAAACTCTTGCCTGTACTGCCAGCCTGCCATCGTTTCCTTGGCGGCCGCTAGCTCTTCGGGGTCTATGAGGGGGTTGTCATGTGACGTTAAGTGCCACGACTTCCACCCTGTCTTCCCCACCTCGCCATTCATGTACACGTCGTAGAAGCTGTTACGACCCTCTGGCGTGGAGATGAAGAGGGCGCTCCCCTTACGATCCGCAAGAGCGGGCCGTAGGATTGTGTCAAAGACCCCTTCCTTGTGGAACGCAAACTCATCTAAGACCAAGTGCTTTAGGCTGTAGCCCCGCAGGGTGTCAGGCCGGTCACTTCCCTTCAGACTAATCTTATTCCCGCCTGACAGCGTAACCTCTAGGTTGTTCACGTTGGAGGCTTCGATGATGTCTCCGGCAAGCTCGAACAGCTTATCCCACATCAGATCGCGAGCTAGACCTTGGGTAGGGCCTACGTACATAACCCCGCCCGGACGGCCGTCTAGGGCCGCAAGGATCAGCGTCACAGCGGCGAAGTGGGTTTTACCACAACGTCGCCCTGCGGCGATCACTTTAAACCGGGCGGGGTCATTGATCACGTTCTGTTGCCACGGGAGTAGCTGTATGTCGATGCCCGCCATGTCTGCTCCTTAGCTCGCCTCTAGTAATGCCTTGGCGTTACGCTCCATGCGTTGGGCCACTGCCTGCTCTTCTGGGGTGGCGTTACGTCCCTTACCCTTACGGTACTCGCCATGATCTAGATATTCTTTAGCCGCCCCTTTCAGATCGCCTTTGTTCAGCTTGGCTCGCGTCTTCTTACCCCAGTCACCCCGGTAGGCCATCGACACGATAGCCGCCTGAGTCTCTTCGGGGAGCGTAGCGTAGCCCTTGGTCGCTCTGCGGGCTTGCTCTTCGTACTCAGGCAGGACTTCGGTGAAGAAGTTCTTACCCTTCAGCTCCTCACGGGCCACGCCTACGCCAAACGTAGGGATTCCTTTGTGGTCGTCGTACTCTCCAGCTACAAACCCCTCTTCATGTATCACATGGCGGGCTATAGTGCTGATCGGTCCCTTGAATCCGTAGTACCGAGCGGCGGCATTGACTGCGTCATCTCCGTAGTATTGATTATTCATCGACTTCACCAGTGCCACCGTCGATGGTGACCCCATTAGTGTCGTTAAGACCAGTGATGTTAATAGACACAGAAGCGTTAGCCTTCCCATCCGAAGTAAACCCCGCTACTGGCATCAAACGGTCGCTTAGTATCTTCATGGCAACCGACTGATTCTTGTGGTCATCGTCAAAAGCAGTGTCAAATAGCTTCTCAATTAGCAAAGGCGACTTCGGATTCAACAGAAGACGCTGTCTAAACTCCTTTAAAGCGGCAGACTGCTCCCTACGGGACATCTGCTTGGTCCCTTCGAGTGCTTTTTTGCTCGGTCGGCCACGCTTAGCGGGAGCATTAACGCCCTTATCGCTCATATAACGTTTCCTTATAAGTATCAGAAGGTTAATAATGTTCTATTACGCACCTAAATGGTGCAATATGCAACCAGAAAGTACCATTTTGCAAGCGGAGGCGCTAAGCGCCGCGCCACGCGGGCCGCACAGGCCCTCCCCCGCCTCGAAATAGCGGGCCAATCAGCACCGATCAGCCGAGAGCTTGCGCTATGGTGCTCAAAAGG